TTGGTTGTAGGTTGAGCCTTCTGTGGAGCTAATAGTATGAGCGTGATAATTGAATCCGTCAGCGTCCTTTCCTAAGGTAAAACTATAAAAAGTAAAGTTCGATGTATCCAAGATTGCACTAGCAGATGGAATATCTGCGATTGCTGGATTGACTGTAAGGAAGTCGGCTATAACTTCTCCAAAACCTTTAGTGAACATTAGACTAATACCTCAACTTCATCAAGGGCGGCTGGGTAGCCAACGGATGCGAATGCTATTTGAACTCTACTATATGATTCTATAAATTGTCTGTAGTCTGCTCTTGAGCCATTAGTATCAGCGATTAGGTAGGGATGATCTGAATCATTTGCAACTCTCGATGCTTGCCCTCTAAGGGCTCCTGCTCCTCCAACGATTTTATTCCAGAACTTGAATATTCCTTGAACTTGGGATTTTGAAGTTGGAACACGTATAGGGTAACAATCGTCAACTGCAATAACCTCTGAGCGTTGCTTGAGGGTTAAGTCCTGCATTTTGATTGAATCAAGAAGCATAAACTGTTTTGGTTTAGCTGAGTTCGGAATCATGAACAATTCTACAACATAGCTTTGATCCTTCCTGTGTAGTTGCCCAAAGGCTTTAAGATATTCGTTGTTTAAGATTTGTTGTCTATTATCTGTAGTGAAAGTAAACTTTAGATTTTGGAAGTCAGCTTCCTTGATTCCCACAATTGGGGAAGAGGATAGAACAGTATTGTTAGCAAGGTAAATACATTCAAATGTAGTTGCTTCCTCCTCAAGCTCTTCTTGGGTCTTCTCTCTTAGTGGAAGGTGGAATAGAGTTGAGTAGCTTACTACTTCATCCTGCTTTATAATTGCAGGGTGTTGGACCCAAAATCCATCTTGGTTGAGACTCCACATCCTACCCAGTTCAGGCTTAGTGTGAACCCAGACTCCAATGGTTCTATCCCCAAACTTCTGGCCCTTGAGTTCTGTAACTAGTAACTTAGCATCAACCTCAAACTTATGTTCGGGCAGTAGGAAGTTCTCAGTGATTGGGTAAGAAGCAGGGGAAGAGTGCTTCTTCATGTCCATTCTAATTCTACCAAACCCATCTAGTGATCTATTCTGGATGAAGGTTCGATTATACATGTAGTCGTCATCGGTTGAGGACTTTCCTACAGGATCAATCTTAAACACTTGGAATCCATTATCCTCCGAGATACCGGAAGTTTGGATAAGCTCAACAGCATCAATAATACCTGAGTTAACATACTCAAAGGTGTCAACATACATGTCATCGCTACTACTAGCAATATACACTCCGGCACTACTAGCTTGGAATCCATTTTTATTATTTAGATTATCCAAGGCAGATAGAGATGCAGTTACAAACCCTGCCGCACCTAGAGTATCAAACTCACTGTTATACAGGAGAGGCCCAAAGGTGTGAGAGTAAATGTTAGCACCATCCTGGTAGTGCATATGATCGGATAATTGATGCCTAGCAAAATGGGTTGTGTAGTCCTTGTAGAAGAGATGGAATTCCTTCCCAAACCCAAAGTTATAGAAATCGTTGACGCTTTCCGGGAACCATCCGTCAGACTCTGTAGCAGAGTTTGCGTATGCTTGATACACATTTCTAACCTCTAGGGCTTCAGTTGTTGCTGATCCATAAGCAGCAGAAGCTTCCCAATACTTTATGTCTTCCTTTAGAGAGTGAATGATAGCATAGAATTCTGGTAGCTGGCATCTATCATTGTGCCAATCAACAAGACCTAAACCTGTGTGCCCTCTTCCTATAAGAGCATCGCTAACTGTGTAGCCGTAGAAGGTTGAGCTAGAGTTGATACCCTGGCACACTGAGTATACCGCAGGTAAGTTAACATGGTCTGGAATGCTTTCAAAGCTTAGTGAGCTAGGAATGAATCCCAAAGGAATCCCACTCAAGCCTGAAAGCATGTAGTGGGATGTAGGCATGTTAAACCCTGTCCTATCGTAATAGCCATTCTTGGGAGCTAGCTTCTCATAGGATCTTCTTCTTAGGGAATATCTACTTAGGTTTGAAGCATTATTTGAGGCGTTGGTGTATAGAGGATCCATACGGCTAACCAAGTCCTTACGGGAGAAGGATCCTGCTGCCCCACCTAAACCTCTTTTGAATGAGGAAATACTAATTCCAGAAGTGATCCAGTTCCTACAGTAAGATCCACCGTCAGCTTCGTCAACTGATGGCATAACCATGGGCATGGCCGAAGATTGGAAATTAATGTAGTCTACTGTTGATAGGGTTAGACTAACTAAGGGAATTGAGTGAGCCGGAACAAAGGAATTTAATACCTTGGAAGCCAGCACGACTGCATCCCCAGAATCAATATCGTCTGAGTTCTTCTTGGTGAAATCAAACTCGGAAGCATCAAATACTAACTTGAAGTGAGACGACTTACCCGACCATAGGGAAGCATACTCAAAGTTCTTGTTATTAAGGTTTAGGATAAGGTTGTTTAGGTTTGGTGGACTGTTATACCCAGAAGTGAATAGCAACCAACTTGAAGTTCGGGGTTCTTCATCAACCTCCAAAGCATTGGTTGTTACGAAATCTTTAAACTGAAAAGCAAACAATTGGTTGACTCCAAAACATACAAGTCTATCTGTGATGAAATCAAGCATCTCCTTCGTCATTTCAACATTGACGTAGTATGGATATTCTTCGAAGGGAGGGATAGGATAAACCTTTCCTCTGTAGCGGAAACCGTCTTCTTGGTTAGGGATATTGAATGCTTCCGGGAACTTCAGGAAAGTCTCGTAAAGGATTCTATCCGTAGCGTGCTTAACATTATCATCCATGCTGGATGCAGAGTAGCCAACCACATTCATATATGCTGCAATATCTGGATACCAGTTCTGGAAGGATTCAAAGTAGACTGATTCTGTAGCTAGTGAGTAGTGAATCAGGAATGGAATGTAGGATTCCCATAACTCTGTGATACGAGACTCAATACTGAAGATATCCTTGGGGAACACAGTATTAAGTGCGAATTGAACAGACTGCTTAGTTCCAACCTTCTTGTAAACTTCTACAGCATTCTTAAGTTGTAATCTCCATCTTTCTGGGTTAGATCCAAACAGATCCCATCCGATCAGATCCGCTAGAAGAGGTAGGAACTCGTCTGGGCAGTCATCGATATCATACACTGTCTCTAGGAGATCAGTGTCACTACTCATATCAAATGCAGCGAACGAGATAGCTCTTAGTAGTCTGGAGAAGGGTCCAGCCGGGATCTTGTCCGTAGTTTGTAGGTCAGCGGTGATAAAGGTATCAAACTTGTCTCTAACAGTGAAGTCCGAACGATCTGCGTATAATGGAGAGTAGATAACATCCATCCAAGTTTGGAGATTATCTAATTGCTGCGTTCCACTTGTGAACTCCCCCCCAGCACTTGCAAAGGTAGCAGAGGGGTAGTAGGCAAGGTCATTACGCCAGATGAATTCTGACAAACCTTTCATGCAGTCGTTAAGGGCAATTGGCTCTCCTGCATATGTTTTCTCTACCAGTATGTTCTTTACAAAAGATGAGGGATCGTAGGTAGCTGCTGATGTGTTCAGGAAATACAACCATGAAAGATTCTCAATCAGGTAGTTGTGAGTAGCTGAAGGAGCATCTGTAAGGTGGAATGATGAGGTTGGAGCGTTTATTGCTATTGAGGGCAGTAGCTCGTCTTCAAGGTAATCTGCGAAGGATCCGCTAGTTTTGAAGTCTGAGAATGACTTTCCAACTCTATTCAGAATCTTGGTTTCAAATCTCTCTGTGGTAAGGAAAGATAGATTATTCTGCTTAACGAAGTATGGGGCGATTCCTTCAAGGGTATCCATACTGCTGTAGGATGTATACTCAACTGCACTAATGAATAGCACAGAGGATACACTACTAGCAAAATCAATATGTTCATTAATTAGAACATCTACTAGGTCATCTTCTTTTCCAAAAGTTGCTAAATCTTCTTCCTTGTAGAGGTTAGGGACAATATAGTCCAGAGCCTCAAAGTAATTAGGTTTGAAGTAAGTTTGGCTGTTTAAGTAAGTCTTTCCTGACATTATAGGTATGCGGAGTTGATGGTTAGGTTATTTAGCTGAATAACCTCGTTGTAGGCTACTTTAATAGTCCTATCAATATTGTCTACTTCAGCATACCTAATCTCATTAATGTCGAGGAGGAATTTCACTAGATCCTGAGGAATAAATGATTCCCCAAAGTCTGTGTTATCCACATTGAAATACTCTAGGATTCTTGCTTTCGTTCGCCCAACAATCTGGGATTCATTATTCTTATACTTGGAATCAATGGTAATCGTT